CTAACATATTATCTCCTTATGCGGCTATATCTAGCCAGTTTGGTGTTTGTGATGTATTTACATCTGACCAACTATTTGTCTGTGAGTCATTAATATCAACCCAATTTGGAGTTTGACTATCGTCAATATCACTCCATACTAGCACCGAACTAATTTGTCCAGTAGCACTTACTCCTATAACAGTTACATTAGCACTAGCAGTTACAGTTACAGACCCTAGAGCCATTGTACCTAAAACACCAGTAACAGTTACATTAGCATCACCGCTTACAGTAGCTGTTCCAAGTGCCATCGTGCCAACAACACCTGTAACAGTTACATTAGCATCACCGCTTACAGTGGCAGTGCCTAACGCAGTGGTTCCTACAACTCCAGTAACGGTTACATTAGCGTCTGCTGTAACAGTAGCGGTGCCTAACGCAGTGGTTCCAACAAGCCCTGTAACATTTACATTCGCATCTGCGCTAGTTGTAACACTTGCAAGAGCGGTTGTGCCTTCAACGCCAGTAACATAATAGGCAGATTCGGTTGTTACTGTTCCTACATCGCCTGTAGCCTCAACACCTGTAACAGTTGCCGTTGCTCCTGCAGTTGCAGTTGCGGTGCCTAATGCTGTTGTTCCAACAACTCCAGTTAAAGTTACATTGGCATCACCAGTAACAGTTAAGGAGCCAACATCACCAGTAGCCTCTTCTCCCGTTACGTTTGTGTTAGCATCAGCTGTTGTGGTTGCTGTGCCTAATCCTGTTGTGCCACTAACACCGGTTAAAGTTACGTTAGCATCCGCACTTGTTGTTGCGGTGCCTAAAGCCGTTGTTCCTGTAACTCCGGTTAAGGTTACATTTGCATCCGCAGTTGTAGTTGCTGTTCCAAGCCCAGTAGTTCCAACTACTCCAGTTAAAGTTACATTTGCATCTGCTGTAACAGTAGCTGTACCTAACGCCGTAGTGCCTTGAACGCCAGTGACGTTAACATTTACACTTATCTCCGTTATCCCTTGCGAGGAAAACGGGGCGCTGGATAGAGGGCTATCTGAAAACATTTAGAGCACCAGCCATCTTGATCCTGACGGGACGGTAAACGCCACGCCACTTGATACTGTGACAGGCCCTGTGCTCGTTGCATTGTACCCAGTAGGTACAGTGTAATTTGTTCCTATTGTCTGATTGTTAACTAATAAACCATTGGAGGCTTCTAATTCTTGGCCTCTTATAAAACCACTGACTGTTACATCACCATTACTATCTCGATAGACTGATTTATCTGAAGGATAAACAACAAATACATCTTTAGAACCCGCAGAGAAATTAACTGCACTCCCTGAATTGGAAGATGCAAGAATAGTGTCTCGAGATAAAGTTGTACCAGAAGCGGTATATGTGCCAACACCTACTTCCCATTCATCGCTTGCTGCTAATGTTATGGTGTAGTATGTAGTATTTCCGTCACCTATGACTGAAAAAGCTTGAAAATCAGTTACAGCTCCTGCGAGCGTAACAGTGCCAGTACCAGTCGTGGCGGTAGTTTCTTTTACTCTGTCTTTTAAAACAAGAGCCATCTTAGCCTCCTATTAGGCTATACGGATGATAGCTGTTGTATTAGTAGATGCTGGGAAAATAACTGTAAAGTCCCCTGCAGTGGATGTTTTATCTCCACCAAAGTCTAAAACTGCTACGGCTTTGTTTGATTGGTCGCTGTTGTAAATTAAAGCTCCACGCGCAGTAATAGTAACAGAAGACCAAGTTTCATTATCAAAGTCTAAAAACGCTGTTGTACCTGAACCACCATCAGTAGGTGCAGTTGCAACTGATAAAGCTTGCCCACCTGCTGCATAGCTTCCGCCAGACACTTCATTCGTTGCGGTGTAGGCTGCAGTAGTTGAATCAAGTGTAGCCGAAGAAGTATAAAGTGCCATGTAAAAAGTATCTGCCGCAGTACTACCGCGTGTAACGGATGTACCAAAAGCATGAACACCATTTAGCAAGTCTACTTTAAAGCTTGTGCACATTGCTTGAGTAATTGCCATTTTAAATCTCCAATAGTTTAATTAGTTCCGAATGTCCTGCTTCACGCAATCTATTCGCCAAAGTTGTGCGGTCAGACTTTACCGCTTGTTTTAAGTACTTCACTAGAACGACTCTAATGTGTTCCTTAAAAGCTTGTGCTTGATCCCTAATTAAAGGGTTTGCATCTTTACTTACATACATAATTTTATCAACTGCAAAATTTGCAAGTTCTTCGGGTGTATGTCCTTGCCCTTGAGTTGTATGTACGTCAAATTGTAGTCCTGATAAATCCATATTTTTCCTTTCTTATTGAACAGGGTATCGAGCCTGTCCAGTTCTATATGCATCTGTTCTATCTTTGCCATCACCTAGTTGTTTAAGCATTGATAAAGCTTCTGTATAACGTTGATTATAATTAGCTAAAATATCAGCTTCTTCTTTCATGTAAGTAGCCGCTTCCAAAAGAGTTCCATATAGTAAAGCACTACTAAAATTGTTCCCAAGCCAAGAAGTCCCAGCAGTAACAATAGAAGGGGGATAATAAAAAAAGTGCAGCTCAACAGTATAATTATCGTCTGGCGTAGGCCCGAGAATAAATGTGTTATCATCGAAAATACCATAGTATTTAGGTTTCCCATAAAAAGCAGCGTCCGTATCAGGAAAAGATTCCCTTATAAAATTAACATCTTTATTTAAAAGATAAGTGTATTCATTGTTGCTATCAATCACAGCTAAACTATAAGTTGCAAGCCAATCAGAAGGCGTAGTTAAATATTTATTACCTGTTGTCGTTGTGCCTACTTGATTACGTCGTAAGTCTGGAATCTGCACTGTATTATAAATGCGTTCTTCCGCTTGTTTAATAAACGTATCAATATCAGTTGTACTAAACTGGTTTTCAGTATAGCTTTGTACTTCAGCTACGAGTTGTGCATATGTTAAAGCTGCCATTGTTTATCCTTATGCCATAGGGCCACGAGCCATTGTACCTTTTGTAGCAGCGCCTGTACCTCTGATTTTAACACCAGATGTTTTGACATCCTTTTCAGGATAGCCATTTGAATTAACTGCTGGTCCTGGTTGAGGCTGCTTGTAGCTCGGTTTACAACATTTTCTATCTTTGTTCATCATTATACTCCTAAGTAGTTGTTACTGTAACAGTTCCTAATTGTCCTGCTGCTTCTAAATCATCTTCTAATCCTGATAACTGCAGTGGATTATTGAGTCCTACTGGATCCCAACCCCACTGTATGCCACGACTGCTTTCTCCACCTGAAACACCAAAACTATTATCAGGTCTTGGATCTTGCACTGCCTGCGGATCATCAACAGGATACATACCCTGCATATTTTGTGGGTGGTCTGGTTCCCAACAATTCTTACAAACTTTTATGTGAGTATCTGTAGTTCTAACATATAAAGACTTTAACTCTTTTAATTTATATTGAAACCCACATCTATCACAATCTGCGATTGCATGTTTGCCAGAGGTATATCGTCTACCCATGTTTGCCCCTATATATGCTGATACCTAGGTGCGAGTCTTAAATCAGCTTTTTCTCTATCTTCAGTAGATGCTAACATCCATTGTTCTTCATACTCTTGTTTTAACATTTGCATTCTATCTACTGCACCTGGTATTTTTAAACTTAAATAATACGCTAATCCTGCAACTAAACAAGGGTAAAACCTAAATGGTATTTCTTGCGTATTAACACCGTTACCTGCATCATCTAATCTTTTTAGTTTCCAATACACAAACGTGTAATTGTTTGTATCAGGTACAGGCCATACATTAATAGTAGGTTGAGTTACTTGTCTGTTTACCCACACCTGTATTGGTTTGCCTGTGCTATTTTTATTTGGAATTAATCCCCATGTAGGAGCTGAGATTCGATTAATATTAATATCGTTTTGAGTAGTACCTGAACCTGTCCTAATAACTTGTTCAATAATATCAATGGTGTCAGTAGGTAGATTATAAGTTGCAGTACCCGAGACTAAACTAACTGTGCCTTCTTCGATTGTCCAAAGATTAACGCCTCTGTTTGCCCACTCTGCTGTAAGCAAATTTAAACTACGTCTTGCAGTTCTTAAGTCATATCCAGTTCTAAGT